TAACACTCTTGTCAGCGTTTTGGCTCCTTGAGCGCTGATGGGTGAATCGAATCTTCTGGAAGGCCCGGTGTTTCTCCCCACCGGGCCTTTTCCTTTAAAAGGGGTTGCGGCTGCTGTAGCGGAGCAGTACCAATATCCCCGAGGGGCGCACCGAAACCTGCGGTTTTGTGTTGGTCGAGGATCAGACTGCGCTACGGCTAATCATCAATCATCCGCGCCCCTCGCGACTACATTGCGAGGTTTGACACCTCGTGCTAAGGTCTCGCAGAGACCTACAGGGGATATGCCATGGCAATCGAGAAGCCGATGACGCCGTTCGAGTTCGGGCCCGAGGACGAGCCTGAGATTGAAGTAGCCATCGCCACGGACGAAGAGCCGTCAATCGAGATTGATGCAGACACTGGCGAAGTGACTATCGACTTCGGCGACGAGGGCGATGACGACGAGAGCGAGGATATGACCGCTCACGATGCCAACCTCGCCGAAAGCATTGAGGATGGGGACCTTGAAAGCCTCGCCAGCGACCTGATTGAGTCGTTTTTGTCTGATCGTGAGAGCCGCAAGGAGTGGGCGACCGCCTACATCACCGGTTTGGACCTGTTGGGCATGAAGATCGAGGATCGCACGCAGCCTTGGGCTGGTGCCTCCGGTGTCTACCACCCGATGCTGACCGAGGCCGTGGTGCGGTTCCAAGCGCAGGCAATGAGCGAGCTGATGCCCGCGTCGGGCCCCGTGCGCACTAAAATCATGGGTAAACTGACCCCTGAGAAGGCTGACCAAGCTAACCGCGTCCAGACCGAGATGAACTACCTCATCACTGAGGAGATGCCCGACTACCGCGACGAGATGGAGCTGATGCTGTTCCGCCTGCCGCTGGCCGGGTCCGCATTCAAGAAGACATACTACGATCCTATCAACGAGCTGCCGTCGTCAATCTTCGTGCCTGCCGAGGACCTCGTGGTCTCATACGGCGCGTCTAACCTGCGGGTCTGCCCGCGGTTCACGCACGTGATGAAGAAAACCGACAATGAAGTCCGTGAGCTGCAGGTCGTAGGGTTCTACCGCGACGTCGAGCTGCCCACAGCCGAGAAAGACCTCACCGACATCGAGGAGAAGTACGCCGAGCTGGCTGGGGAGGAGCAGACTTACGAAGATGATCCGCGTCGTGTCCTGCTCGAGATGCACGTGGACATCGACCTGCCGGAGCCGTTCGAGGACGAGGATGGTGTAGCACGGCCTTACGTCATCACAATCGACAAGACCTCTAAGACTGTCCTGTCTATCCGCCGTAACTGGAAGGAAGACGACAAGAAGAAGCGCAAGATGATGCACTTCACGCACTATCCCTACCTCCCGGGGATGGGGTTCTACGGCACGGGTCTGATCCACCTGATCGGTGGTCTGGCTAAGTCTGCCACATCTATCCTGCGCCAGCTCATTGACGCTGGCACGCTGTCTAACCTCCCGGCGGGTCTCAAGGCCCGCAGCCTGCGTATCAAGGGCGACAACACCCCGCTGATGCCCGGTGAGTGGAGAGACGCTGACGTGACGGGTGGCACGCTCCGTGAGAGCCTGTTCCCGATGCCATACAAGGAGCCGTCGAGCGTCCTGTACACCCTGCTGGGTAACGTGGTCGAGGAAGGCCGTCGCATCGGCTCCGTGGCCGACATCCAAGTGGGTGACATGAGCGCAAACGCGCCGGTGGGCACCACGCTCGCCCTGCTCGAGCGCAGCTTGAAGGTTATGTCGGGTGTCCAAGCCCGCCTGCACGCCGCCATGAAGCAAGAACTGCGCATCCTCGCGCGGATCATCCACGACCACATGCCCGAGCAGTACGCCTACGAGATGGACGGCGACTTCAACCGCGTCGAGGACTTCGATGGGCGCGTGGACGTGATCCCGGTCTCCGATCCTAACGCAGCCACCATGGCGCAGCGGATCATGCAGTATCAGGCCGCTCTGCAGCTCTCGCAGCAGGCTCCGCAGCTCTACGACATGGGTAAACTGCACTCGCAGATGCTCGAGGTGCTGGGCATCCAAGACGCAAGCGACATCATCAAGCTACCCGAGGACATCAAGCCGATGGACCCGGTGGCCGAGAACATGGCGCTGCTGCAGCAGACTCCGGTCAAAGCGTTCCTGTACCAAGACCACGAGGCGCACATTGCTGCCCACATGGCTGCGATGCAGGACCCGAAGATCGCCCAGATGGTCGGCCAGTCGCCCTTCGCAGGGGCTATTCAGGCCGCTGCCATGGCCCACATCACCGAGCACGTCGCCTACCAATACCGCAAGGAGATCGAGATGCGTCTCGGTGTCCCGCTGCCCCCCGAGGGCGAGCCGCTGCCAGAGGATGTCGAGGTCCAGCTGTCCCAGATGGTCGCTCAGGCCGCTGCAAAGCTGTTCAACAAGAACATGGCCGACGCTCAAGCCGCACAGGCTCAGCAGCAGGCTCAGGACCCGCTCACAATCATCCAGATGAAAGAGCTCGAGCTCAAACAGAAAGAGCTCGACCACAAGATCGACATCGACAACAAGAAGCTGCAGGTCAACTCCGCCACCGCTGCCGGGAACCTCTACATCCAGCAGGAGCGTGTCGAGAGCGAGAACGACCGGGCCGCGGCAAACACCATGGCAAAGATCGCCACGGACGCAGCCCGCGAGAACATCAAGGCACAGATGGACGGCACGCGCCTCGCCATCGAGGCTGCCCGGGTGCTCCAAGAGCGCGACAAGCCCGCAGCGCCTGCGCCCAAGGTTGAGGGCCGGTGATGGAGGAGACGCTCTTCGCCTTCATGCTCCGCGGTCTGGACGAGCAGAAAGCGGCTATTGAGCGCCACCTCGCAACGGGTGGTGCCAAGACCTACGAAGACTACTGCCGGAGCGTCGGTGAGTACACTGCGCTCCAGCGCATGTACGACGACGTAAAGGACCTAGAGAAAAGATTTATTGCGGACTGATACCATCCGCTATACTTCTCTGAGTTACGCGGATGTCCCGCGCAAGGCGCTGTGAGCCTCAATCACTGCAGGAGGAACTATGTATACGGCTAACAAAGTCGAAGACGAGCAGCTAAAGGCTAAGCTGCCGGAACCCTCGGGATACAGGCTGTTGATCGCCGTCCCAGAGGTTAGCGAGAAAACCGAAGGTGGAGTCTTTATGCCGGATCAGCTGAAAAAGGCTGAGGAAACGGCGTCCATCGTTGGGTTTGTGGTCAAGGCAGGGCCTGACGCATACGCTGACCTGAACAAATTCCCGAACGGACCGTGGTGCAAAGAGGGCGATTTCGTCATCTTCCGCTCCTACTCTGGCACACGCTTCAAGGTGTTGGGCAAAGAGTTCCGTCTCATCAACGATGACACCGTCGAGGCGGTTGTCGAAGACCCACGGGGGTATAGCCGCGCATGACCGACAAGAATGATGACTTCGAAGTGGACGTCGAGGGCGAAGACGAGCTCGAGATCGAGGTTCAGGACGATACCCCTGAGCCCGACAAAGGCAAGCCGAAAGCTCCAGAGGTCGAGACTGAGACCAAGGGTGCCGATGAAGACGACCTAGAGGGTTACTCCGATAGCGTCAAAAAGCGCATCAACAAGCTCAAGTTCGACCAGCACGCCGAGCGCCGCGCTAAGGAAGAGGCTGTCCGTCTCCGTGAAGAGGCAATCGCCTACGCTGAGAAGGTTCGCAAGGAGAACGAGGAGCTTCGCAAGGCTTACGCCGAGGGTGAGACTGTCCTCGTTGGCCAGACCAAGGCCCGCCTTGAGAGCGAGCTCGCCTCTGCACGCTCCGCCTACAAGGCCGCATACGAGAGCGGTGACGCTGATGCTGTGCTTGCCGCACAGGAGAAGCTGCTCAAGCTGCAGGTCGAGAATGACCGGGTGCAGAACTACAAGCCGCGTCCTGTGCAGCAGCAAGCACCCGCGCCGCAGCAGCAAGCTGCTCCGCAGATTGCTAAGCCCGACGACCGGGCTATGCAGTGGGCCGAGAAGAACGCTTGGTTCATGAAGGACAAAGCTATGACCGGCTTCGCTATGGGCGTCCATGAGGACCTCGTAGCACAAGGAATTGATCCGAAGAGTGATTTGTATTACTCTAAGATCGACGATGCGGTTCGCCGCACGTTCCCAGACAGGTTTGACGACGGGCCCATTGAGGAAAAAGCACCCCGACGTCAGGCTGGTACCGTGGTCGCCCCGGCTGCTCGCAGCACGAAAGCACCGCGCAAGATCGTGCTAACCTCCTCTGAGGCCGCTCTCGCCAAGCGCCTTGGGGTACCTCTCAAGGTATTCGCGGCGCAAAAGCTAAAGGATATGCAAAATGGCTGACCGGACCCCACGTGACCTCGAAACTCGTGAAAACACGAGTCCGCGCAAAAAGACGTGGAAGCGGCAATCCATGCTGCCTACCCCCGAGCCACGGGACGGCTTGAAGTTCCGGTGGATTCGCACCTCCACACTGGGTAACGCAGACATGACGAATGTCTCCGCACGGTTCCGAGAAGGTTATGCGCCAGTGATGGCTGCTGACTATCCCGAGCTGCAAATCATGTCCGACGTCGACTCTCGCTTCAAAGGCAATGTCGAAGTCGGCGGTCTCCTGCTCTGTGCCGCGCCCGCTGAGGACGTACAGGCACGTGTGGAAGGCCAACTCGAGATCGCGCAGAATCAGATCGACGCTGTTGATCGTAACTTCATGCGTGAGAACGACCCGCGGATGCCGGTGCTTCGGCCCGAGCGTTCAACCAAGACCTCGTTCGGCAAGTGATTGCCGTGAACTGAAACTGTAGATGAAGGAAAGAACCCATGGGTTCCGTAAACGCTCCCTTCGGTCTGCGTGTGACTGGCCGTCTCGACGCTGGTTCGCTGGAGGTTTTCCGCCAGTACCCCATCGCTTCGGGCCTCGCCGTCAACATTGCCGCC